TAATGTGAAAGGTTTTAATAGAAACGCTCACAAATCAGAAGAGTTTTACGATTATATCCGTAGTTTTACAGAAAAACTACAATACAATTTAAAGATGAGAAGTATTGTCTATATGTTAGACAATCAATATGAAATTGGGGAGAACCCTGAGATGTTAAATACGTCAATTACAGACGGTCCTGAAAATTTTAATGTATATATTAAGGTTGGGGACATGACAATTTGTCAGAGAACTTTTGATGCTAAACTATACCCACCAAAGGTAAGATACACCGTAGACCTACGCCCACAACTAAAAGGTATGTTAAGTGACCTGACTGACATTTTTTCAGGTAAAAACTTTAATTTTTATTATCCCGAATTTATCCAAAACTAATAGTATTTATCTTTACTAACAGAAGGAAAATTATATGGCGACAAACAAAAATTTTGAGTATTTGGGGAATGTATTCCAATTACAATTATTAAATCAAATGGTCTTAGACAAGGACTTTTCACACTCAATTATTGATGTGATTGAGAACAATTATTTTGAGAATAAATACTTTAAAATAATTGTACAAATGATCAGAGAGTATTATTCAAAATACAATCATACACCATCATTTGAAACATTAGAACAGATCACAAAATCTGAATTACAACAAGAAATTGCGTCTAAAGTTGTGTTAGACACAATTAAGAAAATCAAGGATGCACCTATCGACGGAGTGGATTTTGTACAAGAAAAGGCATTAAAGTTCTGTAAACAACAAGAGTTACAGAAAGTAATGGGTAAGGCACAAAAGATCATTGACGGTGGTGAATTTGAGAACTACGATGCCCTTGAAGAAATGGTCAGAGGAGCATTACAAGTTGGAGAAAAAGATACAAGTATTTTGGATGTTTTCTCCAACATGGATCAGGTGTTAGATGACGATTACAGACATCCAATTCCAATGGGAATACCTGGTATTGACCGACTAATGAAAGGTGGTTTGGCTAAAGGAGAGATCGGTGTGATTTTAGCACCAACAGGGGTTGGTAAATCAACTGTCTTAACTAAAATTGCTAACCACGCATTTAACTTAGGATTTAACGTATTACAAATCTTTTTTGAGGATAACCCAAAGGTAATTCAAAGAAAACATTACACCCTTTGGACTAAGATACATCCTGACGAATTGTCAGAAAAAAGAGATGTAGTTATCCAAAAAGTTAAAGAGATTGAGGAAACCATGAGTAATAAGTTAATCATGAAAAAATTACCATCTGATACTGTAACAATGTTACAAATTAAGAATCAAATTAGAAAGATGATTGCAGATGGTTTGAAGGTTGATATGGTTTTACTTGATTACATTGACTGTGTTGTTCCTGATAAGAACTTGGGGGATGAATGGAAGAGTGAAGGATCTGTAATGAGAGGTTTTGAAGCGATGTGTCACGAACTTAATTTAGTTGGATGGACAGCAACACAAGGGAATAGAAGTTCTATATCTTCTGAGGTTGTTACTACTGACCAAATGGGGGGGTCTATTAAGAAAGCACAAGTTGGACACGTTATCATTTCTATTGCTAAGACATTACAACAAAAAGAAATGAAATTAGCAACTATTGCCATCACTAAATCAAGAATTGGTGATGATGGTGTTGTCTTTGAAAATTGTAAATTTGATAATGCAATGATTGATATTGACACAGAAAGTTCAATGACATTCTTAGGGTTAGAGGAGAAACAAGAAGAAAGACAAAGACAAAGAGTTAGAGAATTGTTGGAAAAAAGACAACAAAAACAAAAAGACGAAACAAAAAACAATTAAAAAAAATTTAAAGAAAATGGAAAAAATATTAGTTGAAAATCCTAATAGGTTTGTCATCTTCCCAATTGAACACAATGATATTTGGGAATATTACAAAATGCATCAAGCGGCTTTTTGGACGGCTGAGGAGGTTGATTTAACGAATGATATTCGTGACTGGGAAAAATTAACGGATAATGAAAAATTCTTTGTAAAGAACGTATTATCGTTTTTTGCGGCTTCAGATGGAATTGTTAATGAGAATTTAGCGGAGAACTTTTACCGAGAGGTTCAGTATCCTGAAGCAAAATTCTTTTATGGATTCCAATTAGCAATGGAGAATATTCACTCATTAATGTACTCATTATTGATTGATACTTACATTAGTAATCCTAAAGAAAAAGATGAGTGTTTTAATGCTATTGAGAACTTACCGGCAGTTAAGAAGAAAGCAACTTGGGCATTAAATTGGATAGATAATTCATCATTTCAAGAAAGATTAGTGGCGTTTGCTGCGGTTGAGGGGATCTTCTTTTCAGGGTCATTTTGTTCTATCTTTTGGATGAAATCAAGAGGGATTATGCAAGGATTATGTAACGCTAATTCACTAATATTTAAAGATGAAAATTTACATTGTGATTTTGCTATCCATTTATTGAATAATCATTGTGATGAGAAACCGTCTGAAAAAAGAATTAAAGAAATTTTGTTATCCGCTTTGGAGATTGAAAAAGAATTTATCACAGAATCATTACCTGTTTCATTAATTGGAATGAATTCAAACCTAATGAAACAATACTTAGAGTTTGTTGTTGACGGATTACTTCTTAAGTTTGGATGTAGTAAAGAATTTAATGTTGAACAACCATTTAAGTTCATGGAACAAATTGCGGTTGAAACAAAAGGTAATTTCTTTGAATCCAGAACAATGGAATATCAAAAGGCGAAATTAAATGAAACAATTACATTTGAAGAAGATTTTTAAATAAAAAAAATATGATGTCACTTAAAATACTTAAAAGAGATGGGGATAATGTATCATTTAACCCACAAAAAATTTACAATCGTGTTAAACGATCGGCAAAAGGTCTGAACGTAAATTCAGATGAGATTTTTATTAAAGTTATTACTTCAGTACCTACTGAAGGTGAAATAACAACAAAAGAATTAGATAAACTTGTATATGAGATTGCCGCATCATATACCGGTAGTCACCACGATTACTCAAGATTGGCGTCTTCAGTTGCTATCTCATCATATCATAAAGAGACAAATCCTAGTTTTTCTGAAACTATGATGTTACTTTATGGTGATGGTATCATTAATGAAAAATTAATTGAAACCATTAAAGAGTATGGTGAAGATACAATTGATGCGGTTATTAATCACGATAATGATTATAATTTTGATTATTTTGCTTGGAGATCACTACAAGAAATGTATCTTTTAAAGAGACCTAATGGTATTACGGTGGAAAGACCACAACATATGTATATGAGAATAGCATTGTGGGTTACAGATACTTTTGTTGAGGCGGTAGAGTATTACAAATCACTATCAAATCAACTTATATCTAAGGCAACCCCAATCATGATTAATTCGGGTACAAAAGTACCTCAATTAGCATCATGTGTATTACATTACAACAATTCAGATTCACGTAATGGTTTATTACATACTTTGAACGACATTTCAACGTATTCTTCTGACGCGGCTGGCATTGGTTTATCAATGTCAAACATTAGAAGTAAAGAAAGTAGGATTTCAAGTTCAGGTGGATATGCGGGAGGTTTGTTAAAATACCTTAAAATTGTTAATGAGTCATTACGATTCTTTAATCAACAAGGTCGTAGACCTGGATCGGCAGCAATTTATCTTGAACCTTGGCACAAAGATATATTGGATCTATTGGACATTAAAAAGAACACCGGAGCGGAAGAATTAAGGGCTCGTGATTTATTTACGGCACTTTGGTTACCTGATAACTTTATGAGGGCGGTTAAAGAAAATACCGATTGGTATTTGTTCTGTCCTAATGACATTAAAAAGGCTGGTTTAAAACCATTACAAGAATGTTATGGTGATGAATACGAACAGGTATATGATACTGCGGTACAAATAGGGTTAGGTAAAAAAGTTTCAGCACAAACAATATGGACTAAAATTATTGAATCTCAAGTTGAAACAGGTGTCCCATATTTATGTTCTAAAGATAGTGCTAACAGAAAAACAAATCATCAAAACATTGGGGTAATCAAACAATCAAATCTATGTAATGAAATTTATCAATACACAGATGAAGAAACAACTGCGATCTGTACACTATCTTCAATCGTGTTAAAAAACTTCGTTAAAAGTAATAAATTTGATTTCCAATTGTTATTTGAAGAGGTTAGAAAAGTTGTTAGAACTTTGAATAAAGTTGTTGATATTAATAACTACTCAACACAAAAAGGATTAAAAGGTGGGTTAGAACAAAGAGCAATTGCAGTTGGTACTCAAGGATTAGCAGATGTGTTTTATTTACTTGATTTAATCTTTACTGAAGAAGAAGCAAAAACTTTAAATAAACAAATTTTTGAGACCATTTATTATGGGGCGATTTATGAAAGTAATGATTTGTGTAAAAAAGGTAAGTACAAACCATATAAATTCTTTAAAGGGTCGCCAATGTCAAAAGGAGTTTTCCAATACGATATGTGGGGGTTAACTGAAAATGATTTATCAGGATATTGGGATTGGAATAAATTAAAGAATGATGTTAGTGAATATGGAGTGTGTAACTCATTATTTACGGCACAAATGCCTGTAGCATCTTCCGCAAAAATTACCGGATCTTTTGAAATGACTGAACCGGCTCACTCGGCGTTATTCAACAGACGTGTGGTTGGAGGTGAGATTATGATTGTAAACAAATATCTAATCGCTGACTTTGAGAAAATTGGAATATGGTCTGAGGACTTAAAAAATGAAATCATCATGAATGAAGGTTCTATTCAAAACATCAATTTTAATAATTATTTAGATCCTGAGGATAAGAATTACAATAAGAAAGTAAAACGAATTGAACATTTAATCCCTAAATACAAAACAATTTGGGAGATTTCGCAAAAACAACTTATTG